CGCAGATCCAATAAGACTCGCCAACCGCGCAGGTCCAATAAGACTCGCCAACCGCGCAGGTCCAATAAGACTCGCCAACCGCGCAGGTCCAATAAGACCCGCCAACCGCGCAGGTCCAATAAGACTCGCAGATCCAATACTGCTCGCAGATCCAATACGGCTCGTAAAGGTAAATCTAATAGAAAGAAATCTCCTTCCAGAAAAGTAAGGGTTGTTTCAGATATTCTGTCATCAAGTTATGGAGTTAAAGGTAAGGCTATTTCACCATCAAGACAGAGTTCGATGGACCGTTTTCTCTCAGGGATTAGTTCCGTAAAGTCTGATTCATACGCCTTGGATGCTTGGATGAAAAATAAATCCAAAAAATCCGAAAAATCCAAAAAATCAAAGAAAGGGAAAAAATCGGAAAGTTCAGGCCCCTACGGATTAGAGAAAGTTTATAAAGAAAATGAAAAAGGATATAAGAAACAGAAGGTTCATAAAGTAGAGTCTGGACCATACCATTTAGAGAAATTATTCAAAGAACCCAAAAAATCTAAAAAATCAAAGAAATCCAAAAAATCTAAAAAATCAGGCGGATTCTTTGGATTATTTTAAGTTTTATAAGTTTAATTAATTTTAAAAATTTCCCGCCATTCCAAAAAAAAATATATTCTTATAGTATAAAATAATGGGAAGAACATCAAGAACCGGAAGAAAATCAACAGGGACTCGTCGTGAACGCGTTGAAAGAAGATCAAGAGGGACCAACCGTGTGACCAGTCCCCGCCGTGGGACCAGTGTCCGCCGTGCGACCAGTGTCCGCCGTGTGACCAGTCCCCGCCGTGGGACCAGTGTCCGCCGTGCGACCAGTGTCCGCCGTGTGACCAGTCCCCGCCGTGGGACCAATGCTGAAAGAAGATCCAGAGGTCGTGCTGGAAGAGAACGCGTAGAATCTCCGCGTGAGGAACGCAAAGAGAAGACACCCCTTCGCAAAAAGAAGAAATCCCGTCGCAGTGGAAAGAAGAAGAAGTTGAATGCATACATGCTTGCATTACAAAAAGCAAGAAAGTCTGGGGCAGACGAATTTGTATACAAAGGTAAGACCTACGAAAAAACTGAGACCAAAACTGGTATGGTAATATACAAAGCTGCTTAAATAATTTCATTTTTTAAATACTCATTATTAATGGGTTGTATCTTTTCATGTTTTCAAAGAAATAATGGACCTACTGAAACATTATTATTTGCGACAAAGTATTGTCATAATTGTGATACTCAATTCAATAATTATAACAATTACAATAAACATATTATTAATTGTAACAAAATTAATGGTATTTTTTTAAGATTTAAAGAAGAAAATATTGAAGAAAAAAATGGTGATTTATAATATCACATTACATATAAAAATAATAAAAATAATATTATTTATAATAAATAATAAATGAGAATCGGGATTGTAGTGGGTATAAATGCGGACTCTTATAGCGATTATAAAAGATCACCTTGGTTAAAAGACATACCAGATGAAATAGTTTCACTAAGTAATTCATTTGATGAACCTAGTTCTGATGTATGTGTCGGATATTATTTACAAAAACATTATCCTAAATATAATGTTGATATCCTAACATATGATGATGTTTCATTAGAAAAATTTAATGAATATGATTTAATAATCGGATTTTATTGTCCTTATTATGTATTTATCAATGAAGGGGAGGGAGAATACAAGGAATATATGAAAATAATTAAACTGACTAAAGCACTCTATTTACAAGAAACAGCATTAATGGATTTTGTATTACATAAATCCAAGTATCATAAATATTTACATAAAGAAGGATTCCCTATTCTACCCACGGAATATTTAGACTTAACCAAAGATAAACAATATTTAAAAAACTTTTTTAAAAGGATTGAAAAGAAAGAATGGGCTAAATTTATCTCAAAACCAGAATTTGGAGGATACGGAGAAGGATTTAAAATTTGGGAAACTGAAACTTTCAAAGAAAAAAACTTTTTCAAGTATGTTGCCCAAATGAAAAAGAAAGGTTTTAAAAAAATGTTATTTCAAAAATTCGTTCGTGATTTTCATGATTTTTATGAAGTGAGGACTTATTGGCATAATGGTGTTTATAAATATGCGGTTGGGACTATTATTGATCTAGAAACATTGGGGACAGGTGATGAAACATTAACGGTCGATCTACCGGAATCTGAAGGCGGTGAAATAGAAGAAGTTTTGATGAAAAAGTTAAAGAAAATGGGGAAAGAAGTCTTGAAATCACTTCCCTTTGAAACACCTTTTTCATTCCGTATTGATTTTGGTTGCTGTTTGGATAATAAAAAGATTTGTCGTGATTATTTCATTAATGAAATAGAATACAATGGTAATCTCCTGGGAAATGATACTGATTTTAATGTAATTGAAAACTTGGGGAAAACAATTATTAAAAGGGCAAATGGTTTAAAATAATAATTATTTAATGTTATAATTAAAGAATGGATAATATTTTTGAAAAAATAGATACAGAAAGTAGCGGAGATGAAAGTTCTAGTGAGAGTAGTGATAGTGATAGTGATAGTAATAATAATTTAAATGAAGCATTCCCAAATCATTTTTTAAATATGACAAAAAAAGAAGATTATTTAGTAAATCGTAATAAATTATTCACACCTGATTTACTTACCAAATATTTAGTAATTAATAAAACAACCGTTTCTGGAGAAAATAGTTTTACAATTAATTTTGATACTGATTTAAGATTAGATCCAATGAAAAATGTGATAGGTTTTAAATTAATTCGTTCTGTAACTAAATATGTGAATTCAAGTACTAGTCCTTCTTATGTTTCTGTTGATTTAGTGATAAATGAAATACCACATGAAGCTTGTAAGATCTCAAATAGTGAAACATTTATTATTGATAAACTACCTGTAAGTGCGGCGGAGGATACATTATTTTCGTTCATACCAATTAGGGTTTTAGGAAATTATTTTTATCCGATTTCATTAAGTAATTTGACATTTGTATTGAAACCTTGGGATGGTGTGAGTTATGGAGACCTAAGTAATGAAGTATGGACATGTATTTTTGAATTCGAAGTAATTATTCTAAATAATACAAATCTTTTAAAGTAAATAATCTTAATTTTTATATTTTATTTTTTATTTTTTTTAAATATCATGGAGAATATTAAAAAAACCTTCAATTTAATAAATTTTTTTCAAAACAAAATATAATTATCAGTGGAGTCGTCATGGCAATTTTATCATTCATGGGATACAAACTTTATGATAAAGGTTATTTAGATGATTTTATAAAGAATAATGATGATAATGGAAAAAAAAATAGTAGATAAGGGAGTATCCGAAGAAAATAAACCAAGAGTAACGTCACAAGACTTAGACAGACATATTCAAAATGAATTCAGAAATATTTTTAAGATCTTTCAAAAAGAATCACATTTGAGTGCGAAGAAAATGGTGGAATTTAATAGAGATTTCCTTTTAAAAAGTGAATATTTAAATTATCGTAATAAACTCTTTACAAAAGATATTGAAAAACAAAGAATAATTGTTAATTTAAATACAACTGCTGATACACCAACCCCATATCAATTTGATACAAATCTAACTATTGATAAAATTGATAATGTTATTGGATTTAATTTACTTCGTGCTGGGGTATTACCTCACACAACTGGTTTTATTTCATTTGACTTAATTATTGATGAAATACCTGATAAAGCGGGTAAGGTTAAAAATATATTAAATGATATTCAAGATAATATTATAGATTCAATACCAGTAAATAACGGAAGCACAAATATTAATCATTATATTCCGAGTGAAATATCTGAAAATTACTTTTTCCCAATTTCATTAGATAAATTAACAATTACATTAAAATCATGGAATGGAACAACTTATAACACGACTACATCATCAAATGCTGTTAAAGGATATTTAGAGTTTGAAATAGTCACAATAAAAATACGGAACATTTTAATAAACCGAGCGTGTAGAATTTTTTAAAAAAGTATGTTTTACTATTATGAATAAAGATAAAGATAAATATTATTTTAATTATGAAGTGGAATCTGATAAAAATAAAATCTATTCCCTTTATCTCAATACTTTGAGATATTGATATCCTAAACTTTGCTAATGATACATCTTATACATATCCTTATAATCATTGCGCTTATTGCGTTTATTGTGGCGGTTGTGGCCAGGTTATACCTGAAAATAGATTCTCAATCTCAAAATCAACCGTTAAATCCGATATATTTATATTTGATGGTAAATCTCTTAAACTCTGTCTGTATATTATCCATTGATTCTTTATGACTTCAGATTTGTGAGGATAATCCGATACAAGCATGAAATCTGTATTCCTTAATAATTTGTCTCTTTCCATTCTTAGAAGATCATATTTTGTAATATCATCCATTATTATTATAGAACAATATTTTAATTAAGATATTACATATGAACATTTGTTAATAACCTCTCAATACCGTAGCGTTATAACTTTCACTTGTAAAGAGGCTTATCCATTATTATTTTAGATTTACTAATTTTAGTTTCTTAAATGGTCGCTAAACGAGAATGCTTAGCTAATAGACAGTCACATTTGGACCACCATCATATATTCTAAAAATCGCATCTGGCCAGGTAGTGCCCCCGGCGTAGATATATATAGTACCACCAACCGCGCGAAAGGACGGACTTACATAATAGGTGTTACCCACTGTTAATCCAGTTAATACCCACGAAATAATAGAAGGGTCTTGATCCACCCCATTATCATACTTAAATCTCCGTTGAGTGCCGGACCAGAACGCGCCAGAGCCGGCACCGGCATTATAATCATACAATCCAGACCATAATTGTCTCGAATAAGCGAAAAACACAGAAGCCCAAGTGATATATACCGAAGCACTCTGTGCTACAAAAGAAGTCCGGAAATTACTGTGATACTCGGTCCAGGTCGTGCCGAAGCTGAAGTTCGCTAGACTCTGTTGTATCTTAGTCGCTAAGGCATTCCCTCCCTTCGCTGTATTAGCAGTAATTGCACTAGCTTGTCCAGATGTAATTCCAACCTTCGCTGTATTAGCAGTAATTGCACTAGCTTGTCCAGATGTAATTCCAACCTTCGCTGTATTAGCAGTAA